CGATTAATTGATGAGTTGTTTGTATTTATATATAACGGAAGTAGAGCAGAGGCTATGAGAGGATATAACGATGACCTCGTTATGTCATTTTCAATGGGTCTTTGGATAAGAGAGACTGCCCTCAGATTAAGAGCAGAAGGAATTGAATTACAAAAAACAGCAATAACAAATATAAATTCACATAAAGGAATTTATACAAACGAAACCCAAAAAAATGATTCTTGGACAATGAGTGTTAACAAGCAAGAAGAATCATTAGAGTGGTTAATTAAGTGAGGTAAAAAATGGCAGATACAAGTTTATTTGCAAGACTACAAAGATTATTTTCTACAAATGTAATTGTTAGGAATGTCGGAGGTAAACAACTTCGTGTTGCAGATACAAGTAGAACACAATCCTATTCTAGAAGTAATCTAGTTGATAGGTATCAAAAAATTTATGCTGGTGCAGGATTGAGTGGATATTCAGACAGCCTAACAACGAAATCGATGAGATTAAATCTTTTTCAAGACTATGAGGCTATGGATGCTGATGCTATAATTTCTTCAGCTTTGGATATCTATTCAGATGAGTCAACCATGAAATCAGAATATGGTGAGGTACTAACAATCAATTCTAGTAATGACCAAATAAAGAAAATTCTACATAATCTTTTTTATGATATATTGAATATAGAATTTAATCTATGGCCATGGATTCGTAATATGTGTAAGTATGGTGATTTCTTTTTAAAGTTAGATATTGACGAAAAATATGGTATTACAAATGTAGTTCCCTTACCAGTTTATGATGTGACGAGATTAGAGGGTTTAGACCCGGAAAATCCTGAGTTTGTCAAGTTTGTTATAGAATCAAACAGTCAACCATCAAGATATAAAAAACAAAACTCCTCTACAAAAGAAGAATTAGAAAATTTCCAAGTAGCACACTTTAGATTGTTATCAGATTCTAATTACTTACCATATGGTAAATCACAAATCGAAGGTGGTAGAAAAATCTATAAACAATTGACACTTATGGAAGATGCTATGTTAATACATCGTATTATGAGAGCACCTGAAAAAAGAGTATTTAAATTAGATATTGGTAATATTCCACCAGCAGAGGTTGATAATTACATGCAACAAGTTATTAATAAAATGAAAAAGACACCCATTATTGATGAGACAACGGGTGATTACAACTTAAGATATAATATGCAGAATATAACTGAGGACTTTTTCTTACCTGTACGAGGAGGTGATAGTGGTACAAGTATAGATTCATTACCTGGTTTAACCTATGAAGCTACTGAGGACATTGAATATCTTAAAAATAAATTACTATCTTCATTGAGAATACCAAAAGCATTCTTGGGATTTGAAGAAAATGTTGGTTCGAAAGCTACTTTAGCAGCTGAAGACGTAAGATTTGCTCGTACAATAGAACGTATACAAAGAATATCTGTAAGTGAATTGACTAAGATAGCTATTGTACATTTATATGCACAAGGATATACAGACTCAGATTTAATTGACTTTGATTTAAAATTAACAAGTCCATCCACAATATACGAACAAGAAAAGATAGAACTTTGGGATTCTAAGACAAGATTAGCTTCCTCAATGATTCAAGATGGTTTATTATCATCAGAATGGATATACAAAAATATATTTAATTTTACTGATGAAGAAATCAAAAGTGAAGACGAGGGTATAGTAGATGACTTTAAACAAAAATTCAGACGTTCACAGATAGAAAATGAAGGAAACGATCCTGAGGAGAGTGGTGAAGCTACAGGCACACCATCCGATATGGCTATGGGAAGAACAGGACATGAGTTAGATGACAAGGGTGGTTCACCTAAAGGTGGTTTTGAGGGTGCTGGTCGTCCAAAAGAAACACCAAAGTATGGAAAAGATTTTAGTGCAAGAGGTAGAGACCCCTTGGGTAATGTAGATAGAAAAAATGCTACAAAATCTTCAAGGACTTTGGCACTAGCACACTTCGATAAATTGAAGAAATCAATGAAATTGGATAACGAAACTAAAATTTTAACTGAAACAAATGAATTACAACAAGAATATATTGAAGAAGTTGACTCCTTAACAAATGAATAAAATCACTTTACTTTATATTTATAATTAACCATATATACTAAAATGGAGCTTTTTACAATGGGTAAAAAATTAAAGCACTCGAAGATAAAAAATACGGGAATTCTTTACGAATTACTTACCAGACAAATCACCGTCGACGTTTTGAATGGAAAAGATTCTAAAGCCGTAGACATAGTTAAAGATACATTCAACGAAAACACTTGTTTAGGTAGAGAATTACAATTATACAAGTTGTTAACAGAAAAAAATTATAAATCAGAAAATAAGGCTAATCACCTAATAGAGATTGTTGTAAATTCAAGAAAAAGAATTTCAAATGCTAAGATTAAGAATGAGAAGTATAATCTTATCAAAAAAATCAATGAGTCTTTTGACACTAAAGATTTTTTCAATGGTAGAATACCTAACTATAAATTATTAGCATCAATCTACAATGTATTTCAAAGTGAATCGTCACGAGAAGAGTACAATGCGGAACAGGTTTTAAATTCTAAGTTTACTGTACTCGAGCACATTACTAATACTAACATGAATACTAATGATAAGCAGGATAAAATTATTAAGGAATATAGTCAAAACGATAAAGACTTAAGACTATTAACTTATAAAATCTTAGTTGATAAATTCAACAAGAAATATAAATCATTAGATGAATCTCAAAAAGGGCTGCTTAAAAATTACATTAATAATATAAGCAATACTAATCAGATGAGACAATTCGTTAATGAAGAAGTAAAATCTGTTCGTAAAGAATTACAATATCACCTACCAAGAGTTAAGGATAAAGTAACTAAGATAAAACTTTATGAGGCGATAAAGCAAATAGTCAACTTAACAAAGGGTAGAGTAATAGAAGAAAAACAAGTTTTAAGTTTAATGAGATATTACGAGTTAGTTAAGGAGATTAATAATGTCCACAAACGACAAGATTAAAGAAATTATCAGAAGGCTGATTCGTAAAGAAATTGAAGAAGCCTCTATGACAGGTAACCTTGATGGCGGTGAAGGGCCACCTAAAACACCATACGCTTTTCAGACTAAACCCAAGTCTAAGAAAGATAAAAAGAAAGAAAAGGCTATCACAACAGCTGGTGGATATTCTAAAGTGGATGAAGCTAAATTTCATGTTAAAGTCGATGGTTTAGGTAGTGTTATAGTTGATGCTGGTTCTAAGGCTGAAGCTAAAATGATTGTTGCAAAACAAATAAAGAAACGTGGAGATATTGTAAGCGTAACCAGAGTTCAACCAAGTAAAGCAAAACAGGTTGATAAGAGACTTGAAAGTGTAAACGAGGGGCAATACCACAATTATCGTAACGATGACACAATGACCCCAAGACAAAAAATAGGTTGGTCAATGAGAGAAGTTCGTGATAAATTAAATGAGCTTGATAAACTTGTTAAGATAAATGTAAGACTTAAAAACGAACTTAATGTGGATTCTAAAACCTATTGGAAAAGAACCCATGCGGCTATGAAAAAAATAAGTGAAAGATTAGTGAAATTAGCCAATAAAGTTGGACAACTATACTAAAGGAGTTAGGTGTGAATAAGCAACTAATAGTAGATTATCTACCATTTGAAATAGAACCAGACCAGATTAATGAATCCATAAAAGAAAACAATGGTAAATTAGTGGTTAGAGGTGTTTTACAAAGAGCTGAATCAAAAAATCAGAATGGTAGAGTATACCCAAAAGATATATTGATGAGAGAAGCTAAAAAATATACTGAAGAATTTATAGACCAAAGAAGAGCTATGGGTGAATTAGACCATCCAGAGTCTTCGGTTGTAAATCTACAAAATGTATCTCACAATGTAAAGAAGATGCACTTTGAGGGTGACAACCTTATGGGTGAAGTTGAGGTTTTAGGTACACCAAGTGGTAATATTTTAAAAGAATTATTTAAATCAGGTATTAAGTTAGGTATATCCTCAAGGGGTATGGGTTCAGTTGAGACTGTAAATGAGAATGGTTCAGAAGCACAAGAAGTTCAACCCGACTTTGAATTAATCGCTTTTGACTTTGTATCCAATCCGTCAACACATGGAGCTTTTATGTATCCTGTAAACGAGTCGGTAAATAAAGAAATACCATCTGGTAGAACTTGTGGTGAATATTGTAAAGTAGAATCAATTATTAACGATATAATGAGAGGTTAGATGTCACAAGAATCAATAAAAATATGGAAAAAGTGGAGAGATTGGAGACTTGAAGAAGAAAAAATTCCAATGGGCTTTGCTGGATACAAAAATTACTTCGACACCATTGAAAAAGCTATGGAGAGAGTTGAAAGAAATATGAAAACTCTTATCAAAGATTTAGCAAGAGACAAAGATGGTGATTACAAAAAAGAAGTATTAGAATTACAAAAAATATACAAAAGAAACTTGATAGAATTGAAAGTAAAATTTGCGGACTTCAAAAGAAAGAATACTGATGATTAAGTTAAAAGAGTTAATGAAAGATGGATGTGAATGTGGTGGAGGATGCTGCTCTATAACAGAAGGGCCTGATGAACAGAGACCTGCTGATAAAGAAGTTCAACGTATCGTAAAAAGAGAGGGTGAACTTCGTAAAAGAATGTTTGCATTAGAGCAAGTGTTCTTAAGAGATGCACGACCTGAAAACGTAAAATTAGCTAAACAATTAACAAAGACATATAAAGATACAGTTACTAAATTTATGAGAGAGATGATTAAACTTAGAAAGAAACTAAAATGATTAAGTTAAAAAATATAATGAATGAAAATTATTGGACTGGTCGTAAGTTTGGTGAAGCATTACCAACACTAAGATTGGAACAAGATGAACCAGAACATTTCGGTGGTGGTGAAAACATAAAAATTTTAGATTATCAAACAGAACATTTTGATATATGTCGTTCAGCAGTTATTCTTTACGAAAGATTAGTAAAAGATGTCGATAACACCGACGCACAAGATTTAATTATTAGTTCTGCTAAACAACTTGACCACCTATTCGAAATGGAAAAACAAGTCGTTAAGGGTGAAGAGATTGACCACGACCCAATCGACCATGGAGTGGAGATTGTAAATATAGTTTCTTATCAGTTAGGTCGTATCGGTGGTATGATTAATGATGACTTTGAAAGAGATACAAACTTTATAAAACTACATTTGATGGAAATCATAAACAGAAAAGATAGTATTAAGATAGCTGATAAACAAGAAGAAGAATAGTGCCCTCAGTATCTAAAGCACAACAAAGATTTATGGGATTGGTTCACGCTTACAAAAAGGGTGAGGTTCCAGCGAGTCAAGTCACACAAGCAGTTAAGGACGCGGCTAAATCAATGAAGAAGAAGTCAACTAAAAAGTTTGCTTCTACAAAACACGATGATTTACCTAATAAAGTTAGGAGTGAAAACATGAATGAAGATGGACACACAGACGTAGCATCAGCTGAGAGAAAACTCAAACTGATTATAAAAGATGCTATGGATACTATAAACGCACTTCGTGGTATGTCTAACGAAGATTCATTACCAAGTTGGTGGACTGATAAGATTACATTAGCTAAAGATTACGTTGGTAAGTCTCGTGATTACATCATGAATCCCGCAGAATCCGTAGATGAAATCTTTCCTAAAGGTGCTGGAAGAAAAATAAGTAAAGCTATGCAAAAAGGATATACACTTTACACAACTGATAAAAGAGGTAAAAAAGTAAAGAAAATAAAAACTTATGATTCAAGACAAGCAGCTGCTGTAGCGATGGGTAAACTAATGAAAAACTTAGATACAAATTATTTTCCTAAAAATGTTGATGGATTTATGTACGTACAAGAATCCGTAAATGAAGTTAGTGGTGTTGATGTGGCTAAAAAGGTTCTTAAAAATAAACAACACGAAAAAGGTATTGATTTACAGACCGCTAACCTAATAGTAACGATAGATAAAGCCTATGATAAAAATCCAAGATTACAGAAAAAATTTAGAGCTCTACAGTTACCTAAAATGAAACAATTAATTTTAAAGTATTACGGATAAGAATATGATAAAATTAAAAAATATACTAACAGAAAAAAAAGAATTATCCAAATCTATCGTAAATGACATAGCTAAAATGACCGATAGAAATGACCATAATGGAGCACGGATGGAATTAGCTAAAGCTATGAACAATCTCAAATATCAAAACATTTATCAAGGTATAAAAATGATTGCGGATAGAGAGGGAAGTATGCCAAGAGGGTTGATGAAGTATAGAGATGACGTTGATAAGAAGTTTTTCCAATTAGCTAAGAGAACATACGATAATTATAATGATATCCATGGAGCATTTTAGTGATTAAGTTAAAAGATTTACTGAGTGAACAATCTGTAGAAGTAGGAAGCGCTTACGATAATAATGGTGAGATAGAGTTGGTGATAGATAAACACTTTGTAAAAGGTAAGTGGAAAGTTGTTGATTTTGATTTGAAACAAGACTTTTATAAGGGTGGAGGTACATCATCAGAAAATATATTAAAAAAACAGAAAAAAGTAAA